TTATGTTTGAACCAGCTTGTTCAAATCACGCACTTGTTTTGTTAACTCCTGCACCGAGGCCACAAGGTCGGCAATGATCGCCACATAGTCGATATTCATTACCTTGATTCGCTCGCCGTCAATTTCCTGTTCAACATCCTGGTAGGTGTAGATCTTGTCTACGGTTTCCACCTGCTGTGCGATAAAACCGCGTCTCACGCGCGTTTCGCCCTTCATCCTATACTCACACACCCCTAAGCGATCAATGCGCTCTGAAGCGTTCACAGGCGCTTGTGTAAAGTCTGTTTTCAGGCGGACGTCTGAACCGGTCGTCATGACGTCGCCTTTAGGTGTGGAGATTGTCCCCCCTGCGCGGAATGACCATGCGTCCGTTCTCCCGAAGCCGTCCATATACATGACAATCCTGTGTTCGGTTCCCACGTACTCTTCAAGATAGAAACCGCCCCACGCCCCGGAGGTGTCAACGTTACCGCCGCGCCCGAGCATTCGAGATCGAATCCTTCCGCCTGAAACCAACGAACCAATAGCAGGGGATCCAAAGTCTGTTTTGTTGGCCGAAAGGTCGTCACGGCATTGCGTCCACCCTCCGATATCTGCCGCGCCACCAACACGAAGATCCCTGTCGACGCGAAAATGACTACCCTGCACACTAATTTGATCAGCGGCAGTAGCCATAATCCGCCCGGTGAAGTCGTCGTTGCTGTAGTTAAAATGAAAGTCAATGTATGGCGTGCTAAATGAGAGCTCAATCGCCTGGGAATACACCTTCCCACTAGCCGCATTATCAATATGCCCTTTGACCACTACATCGCCGCCAGTGGTAAGCGCTCCGGCAACCGTTGTTTTCTTATCCGTGCCGATAGTAAGAATGTCCTCAACCGTCGACGACGGCGAAACGGTCGCCGTGTTCGTGCGCTGGATCTTGAACGGCGTACCGCTGCCAACCGCGATTGTCCCGCCCTGCCCCTGCTTTTTAAGCAGCGCAAGATCTGAGTTCTTGCCGAGGTAGATCATCGCGTTGTCGGCCATACAGTTGACGTTACCGCTGATCTTCATCCCGGCGCTGAACGTCTGCACGGTGGTAAAGGTGTTCGCCGCCCCGCGCTGCGCTGCGGTGTCCACTGAGCCAATAACCTTATTCCATGAGCGCACGGTGGCGGTGGTGCCGTCCTGCTTCGTGATTATCACGTCACCGACGCCAAAGAAGATCTGATCCTGGTTCGCCAGGTCTGTGTAGTATTTGTTAAACGCGTTGTGAATATCAGCCGCGAGCTGATCGCTAATATTTGCCATTCAGTATCGGCCCCCGCAGGGGCCGCCTCCATGTTACGGCGTGGACGATCCACGAATTACGTTGTTGTTGCGCGCTGAGAAAGCGTCAAACCGTGAAAGGATGGTTAAAACCATCTGACCGTTGCGGTCAAGGTAACAGCCGTAGCGCAGGATCGCATCACCGGTGCCAGCAGGGACGACGAACGACATGTTTTCGACATTCATCGACTCCTGTGCGGTCAGAAGGCGAGTAGCGCCACCTGTTTCATAGGCAAGTTCCACGCCGATCTCCATGCTGCCGCCGCCAGAAGTCGCGCCAGTGCCACGCAACAACATGGCGTAGGACAGGAAGCCTGGATCAAGGCCGCCATCTGAACCGGGAGAATACGACATACTCGCCCGGAGTTTCGCGCCGCCGTCGATGGTGATGCTGTCGGTCTGCAATAGACCGCCGCGAATGTTGATCACCTGGTCAAAGTTCTGGCGACGGAATCGGGCCAGCTCGAACCATTGCCATGTTGCCTTCGGCACTTTACGCGTGCGGTGCTGTGCGATGTTGATGGCGAAGGAACCAATGTCGCCCTCTATACGGTTCGCGTATACGGTGCCCTGGAACCAACCGTCAGTAGCATAAACAGCGCCGCGAACGATAACGTTGTTGAACTGCGAGCTGCCATCTTTACCGATGCGCCAGCCAGACGATCCGTCAACGAAGTTGTTCGACTTGATCTCGTTGCCGATCTTCGCGTTAGTGATCGAACCGTCGCGGATCAGCGCTTCCTGCATGTACGCCACGCCGTTCTGAACCACGAACGGGTAAGTTTTGTTCGTCCCGCCGGTGTACACAGCGAAGGTGTCGGCCATGACCAGGAACTGAGATGAGCCGCTTGCGTCGATACCAAGCTGAATACCAGCAATGCGCGGGTTGCCGCCGCCGGTGTCAGTCTGAACTTTGACGCCCCACTGCGCCGACAGCTTGCCGTTGATATCCGCAACCGCCGTTGAGGTCTGCTGTACGGTAGCGCTCATGCCATCCATTGACGCGTTGATTGTGTCGATCTGCTGCGCCGTTGCAGACTCAAGATCCACCACTGCCTTGTTCGTCTGCGTGATGGCCGCCTGATTGTCACCGATTTGCGCGCGCAGTTGCTGGAAGCCGTTAGCCATCGCCAGCCCGTTCGCCGCTGTCGTCTCGTTCAGGCCGTCAATCGCCGACTCTGCATCATTAACGCGGGAAGTGATGCTATTCAGCGCCGTGGAGTTGGCGGTGATCTTCCCTTCCGCGTTGGTAACGCGGGTAGTCAGCTGAGATACAGCCGACGCGCTGGCCTTCGTGTCGACCACGCCGGACAGGTCGGAAAGGTCGCTGTTCAGCTTGGTGATGGCCTGCCCCTGAGTGGTCAGGGTGTTGCCCTGCTGGGTAACGGTAGACTGCAAGCTGGTGATAGCGTTGGCGTTCGCCGTGATCTTCCCGTTCGCGGTGCTTAGGTCTGCGGTCAGTTGAGTGATCGCTGTACCCTGCGACGTGATCTTGCCTTCCGCCGACGTGACGCGGGTCGTCAGGTTGGTGATGGCCGTCGCGTTCGCTGCGTTGTTGATCTCGTCGGTGACGTCAACAAAGAAAATGTCGTCAAAGTAGAAGTTACCGGCAGTCAAAAGCACGTTAATGCTGAAAGCGATGTTTTGATCGCTTGCTGGCACCCAATCGCCAGTAATAAGAGTCCAGCTTGTCCCTACGTTACTTTGCGAGTATTCGACCTGATGAATCGGGCCAGCTCCGGTGTCGGCATTGCCGATCCTGAACTTGTTATTGCCTTGGTTTCCGATGGTCGTGTTTGAATCGCGGCGCATGTATCCGCCGTAACGGTAGGTGCGGCCTTTCTTGATCCCGAGGATGACCTGAGAAACGGCCACGTTCCCGCCAGGAAGCCCGCGCATAATATATGCGCCAGTTCGTGGCGATTGAGCCGCGTAGATATCCGCGTAAGCGTTAAAACCACTCCAGTTATCGGTTCCACGCTCAAAACCAGAGTTTGCGACCATGTTGTTGGGATTGGTTGCCAGTGCCACCGCGTCATTCGTTAAGCTGGATTTCAGCTGCGTGAGAGCGTTCGCCTGCGCCGCAATATCTTTCCCGTTCTGCGTCACGGTGCTGGTCAGCGTGCTTAACGCGTCGCTGTTCGCCTTGATCGTCACTTCTTCGGTAATGTCGTAAACCTTGAAGGAGTCGATCCAGATCTCCGCGTTTGACGGGTGGCAGTAGAGACCAAAAGCCGACCCATCAACGCCGGTGGCCGGGGTAAGATCGGTTTCCCATGTCAGGGTCTGCCAACTGGTTGTCAGGGTAAAGTTTTTATCTACGCCAGGGCCTTCTACGGTGCCGTTGAAGTTCCAGCGACGCATTAGCAGGTTCATCGCCCCGCTTACACCCTTCGCACGCACGACATAGCGGTAGCGGCGCTGCCCGTTCTGCGGGATCGGCTTCTTGTTGTTGGCGAAGATGCCCGGCGAGTTGCCGTCGGTGCGAACCATGCGCACGCCCACCTTGCCGTCGCCATAGTCGCCGAAAGTCACTTTGCTGGCGTTCTGCACGTTGTAGGCGGTGTCGCCTTGCAGGAAGTCGAAGTTCTGAACGAGGTTTTCACCGGTGCGGCGGTACGCCTCAAGCCCATTCGTAAGCTGGGTGATGGCTGTGCCCTGGCTATCGATCTTGCCTTCTGCGGTGGTAACGCGAGACTGCAACGCGTTTACCGCGCTGGCGTCGGCCTTCTGGCTCAATGTGCCGTTAATGGTGTTGATTTCACCGGTCAGCTTGGTGATCGAGTCAGCTTGCGCGGTGATCTTGCCTTCCGCCGTGCTAACGCGGCTGGTCAAGCCGGAGATGGCCGAAGAGTTCGCGTCTGCGGTGGTCTGCGCTGCGTGCGCGTCGGTGACGTCGGTGATCACCAGGTCGTCGATGTACAGACGATACCCCGGGCCGCCAGCGGTGCCGCGAGTGGAGATCCACAGACGGCCGCGAGTCTTCTGAGAGCCTCCCGCTCTTAACTTGCCGGAGAACTTGACCCATTTACCACGTCCGCCGCCAGCGGTCAGCGCTGCCTCATTGATGGCAAAAGCTGTCGGCCATGCTGCGGTTCCTGCTGCGGTGCGAACGATCATCCCGACGTTACAGCCCCAGCCATTCGGCGGCGTCTCGCCTTCCGGCATCATTGCCCAGCACTCATAGCGATAAACGGCGTCTTCTCGGATGGTGGTCTCATAACCAAACATCTTGTCGGAGTTGCCAGTTTCACCGTCAGCACGGCGACACTTGAGTGACTTCGATCCGCTGAATGCGTATTCAGTGGTTACGGCAGCATTGGCCCCGCTGATGGTCTGCCCATCTGCGTATGATTCAAACGACCCGTCTACCCATGGGTTGCTGTTCGAATACTGCTGAGTTTTTAGGCTGTTAGTAAGGTTGGTGATCGCGTTGCTCTGCGACGTAATGTCGTTGCCCTGCTGCGTCACCTTCGTGTTCAGAGAGGTGATCGCGTCAGCGTTCCCTTTAATGTTCGTCTCGTTGGTGATATCGACCACGTAGACGTCGTCAAAGTACATCGAGCCAGTTTTAAGAAACGCAGTGAGCTGGAATTTTGCGACGGTGTTTTTTGACGCTGTCCAGTCCATGGATACGTGTTGCCACGTATTGGTAAACGGCCCGTAATTGACGGCGGCCAGTAGGTTGTCTGAACCGTCAGCAATGCGGAATTTAGTGTTAGCAGGATCTTGAATCTCGGTTCCAGCATTCTGTCTTGCGAACACACCGAAGCGATAACGGCGGCCTTGTGTAACCTCAATGCTTTGGCCGATTTTGACGCCAGCGCCAGCATTCATTCTAAGGATCTTCCCTCCAGAATGCGGGTTAGTGGCATCAATAACATCCGTTAGATCCGACCATCCATCAAAAGCAACCTGTCCGCGTTCAAACGAGGCGTTTGCCAGCAGGTTCCCCGGGATCTTGCCTTGGGCGTCCATGGCCGACTCGGTGTTGCTGATGCTGTTGGTAAGCTGGGTGATTGATTGGCCCTGCGATGCGATCTTGCCCTCCGCGTTGGATACGCGGGTTGTCAGTGAGTTAAGCGCACTTGCATCTGCCTTGCTGTTCACAACGCCAGTAAGGGTCGACAGATCGCTGGTCAGTTTGGTGATCGCCTGGCCCTGAGATGTGATCTGCCCTTCTGCGTTGGTAACGCGAGTGGTCAGCTGGCTGATCGCCGTAGCGTTCGCGTCGGCCTTGCCTTCTGCGTTCGCGGCTGCGGTGACGTCACGCACCTGCCAGTCGGTCGCATACCATACAGTGCCGAAGTCCGGGCCGGACTGGTTGATTTGCAGGAACGGGCGGAAATAGCCTTTTGCTGCGTGCGTGGCGTTCGGCTTGAATCGCCAGGTGGTTCGCGTCCACTGCGCGCCGGTAGCCGCTGAGATCTGGCCGCCGTTCGCCTGCGGCGACCCGATACTGCCAGCTGCCTGCGTTGACGTCCCAATGTAGTGCTGGAATGGTGCCGTGCCGGTGCCGCACGCTGCCAGTACGGAGATCTCGAACACCTGCCCCTCATGGCAAGGAATGTTATTCATCACCGGCACATGGTCACGATACTGGCACTTGATCGCCCATGCGTAAGGACAGCCAGCCGGGACGCCTTCCGACGTGGTAGATACCACGGTCATCCCCATTTGCGGGTATGCCGGGTCAACTGTCGGGTTCGGGATGAGGTTGGCGGCCTGCGTCAGAATCCCCTTGATCGATGAGTTGATCGAGGTGATTGATTCAGCCTGAGAGTCAATCTTCCCTTCGGCCGCCGTTACACGCGAGGTCAGGCTGCTGATCGCGCCAGTGTTGGCTGTGATCTTGCCGTTCGCCGTCGACAGGTCGTTGGTGAGCTGGGTAATGGCGTTGCCCTGGGATGTGATCTTGCCCTCGGCATTGCTTACGCGAGTTGTGAGCGACTGCAACGCGCTTGCGTCGGCCTTATTGTTTAACGCGGTGTTAATATCCTTCACCGAGTTATTGAGGGTCAGGATTGCGCTGCTGTTCGCGTCTACCTTCCCGGCGGTCTGTTCTACCTGGGAGGAAATGACCTGCGCAGCGGACGCAGCAGCCATCTGACCGGCACCACTGAACAACTGATCGACATTGTCGGACAGCTTGAGTCCTAGGTTGATAAAGAACTGACCGGTGATATTCGCAACCACAAATTCAAGCGTGTTCCATCCCTTTTTAAGCGCAAGAGAGTATTTTGTAGCGCTTGCGCTAAAGGACGCAGTCTCGATGCCGTTCACATAAAGGCGCCCGGTGTCGTCAACGATGCGCGACCCCGGGGAGATCTCGATGGTCTTGTCGGCGTTGAGGTACACCAGCGACTTCGCATAGGCGATTTTGTAGTCGCCGTAAGTCAGGAAATCCAGCTTCGCGGCGTCGGCCATCTCGGATACGGCCAGCGGTGGAACACCGGACAGGTCTGACAGCTTCGGGATGTACCCGCTACCGCTCACCTTAATGTCGAAGATTTTGGTTAGCCAGTATTTGGCTTTACCGTTCTGCGCCGTGTTCTGCAATTCAGTGATGGCGCTACCCTGCGACGCCAGCTTGTCACCCTGCTGGATAACAGTGGTTTGCAGCTGCTGTAACGCGCTAGCATCGGCCTTGTTCGCAATCTGGCCCTGCAAGGTGCTCACGTCGCCTTTAAGCTGGGTGATCGACTGGCTGTTAGTGGAGATCTTACCTTCGGCGGCCGTTACCCGGGTAGTCAGTCCAGAGATGGCGCTGGCGTTCGCAGCGTTGTTAATTTCGTCTGTTACGTCGACGAAAAAAACATCATCAAAGTAAAGCTCGCCGGTGTTGATCAGGAAATTAATCCCGAAGGTGATGTTTTGGTCACTGGCTGGGACGTAGTCCTTAGTAAGCAGCGTCCAGTTAGTCCCTACGTTGCTCTGAGAGAACGGGAGTTCAGACAGCGGGCCTGCGCCGGTATCAGCGTTGCCGATCCTGAACTTGTTGTTGCCAGCGTTACCGATGACCAGATCGCCGCTGCGCTTAACGTATCCGCCGAAGCGGTAGGTGCGGCCTTTTTTCAGGCTCGCCACTACCTGAGAGATCGCCGCAGTGCCACCAGCCCTGCCGCGCAGGATTTTGGCCCCTGAATGCGGGACTTGAGCCGCGTAGATATCCGAGTACGAGTTGAAGCCAGTCCATGCTGACTTATCACGCTCGAAGCCGGTGTTCGTCAGCAGGTTGTTCGGATTAGCGACCAGCGCGATAGCGTCGTTGTTGATCGTGCTCTCAAGGCCGGTGATCAGGCTGCTGTTAGCCGTCACGCGTCCGTCAATGTTTGAAACGTCGGTTTTCAGCTGATTGATCGCGGTGGTGTTCGCGCCGATCTTGCCGTTGGCGTCAGTCAGGCCGGATTGTAACTGCGTGAGAGCCTGGGCCTGCGATTGGTTCTCGCTGGTCAGCGTGTCAAGGCGCTGGGTGACTGCGGCCTTGTTGGCGTTGTAGTCAGTGCGCAGCGTGTTAACGTCGCTTGAGATGGCCTGTTCTGCGGTAACGCGGGTCTGGCGTTCGTTGTAGATAATGCCCGTCACCAGCTTGGCCGGGTCGGTTCCCTCATAGTTGCCGCGAAGCTGAACGGCCAGCGTGTTGCGCGCTGCGGCTTCGGCGGAGTCCGCCGCTGTCATGGCGGTCTTTAGATCCTGGATCTGAGCCTGAGACGCGCCCGGGGTCGGTCGGCCGACGGCCATCCAGTCAACGGCGAAAAAATTATCCGCATCCTGATTGCTTGAGAAGTCCAGGCGCAGGCGGCGGATCGTGCCGGAGTTGGCCCACAGAAGATCCGGGATGGAAACGACGCTGATGCCGGTGGCCGGGTCAAAGTCAGGTGCCGGAATTGCTACAGAGCGCGATGATTCCCAGCCTTTCTCATCGACGCCAATCCAGTACAGACGGCCAGCCCACGCAGGATTCCCCACGCGCTTCATGCGAAGCCTAATGTATTTGTAGCTCTGCCCGTCAATTGCCAGCGGGTTTGGCGAACGCATGGTTGACGACGCGCCAGCAGGGTAGATCCAGCCGTCGCTGTCAACCGGAAGGATGTTGATGTTGCTGTCATCCGACGCCCAGCCTTCGGCATCCTTCTCGAAATACCAGATCTTGAGGCTGTCGAACTGCTCGCCAGTGCCTGCCGCGATGGATGCCATTTGCTGCGCCAGACTGTCGAAGCCGTCTTGCATCGTGGTGTTGGTCGTGCTGATCTGCGCTTCGACTTCGTTTTTTGTCGCCAGCAGGTTGGCCGCAGCCTGGGCCGCCACCTCTGCGTCGTCGGTTTCAGCCTTGGCGATAGCGTCAGCCACGTCGCTTGCCGCTTTATTTGCGGTTGCAAGATCTCCGGCCTGCCGGTCGAGGATCTCCTGAGCAATAGCCCCGGCGTTAGCGGCGCCAGCGTTCGCAGCGTCGGTGATGTCCTTAGCGTTCTGCTGGATGTCAGCAAGCTGGTCGTTCAACTGCTGCTGTTGCTGCTTGTTGGTTGCTACAGCGCCGTCAGCAGTCACCTGTGCAGCCTGTGCGGCATCCTTAGCAGCCTGCGCGCTGTCTGAAACCTCTTTAATACCACCAGTTAGCTCTTCGTAGGTATCCGTGTCTTTAATCGCATCATCGAGTTGCTGGTAATAGTCATCGACGTTATCGCTGGACATTCCATGCACCCAGCCGGTCCATGGCGAGGCATTACCGAGGCGGTCTATCAGGCGTGCGCGATACCAGAACTGTGTGGCAATCTTCAGCCCCATCTGCTGGTACTTTTTACCGGGATACGCTAAATCGGTCAGCGGCAGCGCGCCTTTACCGTCCTGATCAGGGCTGTACTGCAGCTCAGTGCGTTGGGTATCCTCCGCCCCCTCAGGGAACTCCCAGCGGATCTCAATTCCCGCAGTCAGTGATGCCGTCGTTAACGCCAGCGGCGGCAGCGGTTCACCAACTTTCCCGGTAAGGGTCTTCTCTTCGGAATACGCCCAGCCGCTCGAAATCTCCGCCGCATTGATCGCGCGGACACGCACCAGATAGCGGCCGGCATAAATACCGCTAACCTCGAACGAAGTGGTTGAGTTTCGTGGCACGCTGATCCAATTTCCCTCATTTCGTCGCCACTGCGCCTCATAGGAAATCGCACCGCTGACCGCTGACCAGTTGACCTGCATCGTTTCGACGCTGATCCCCTGATTCACGACCGAGCGGGATGTGATGACAATATCGTCAGGAGGTGACTGGTTGCCCGCCGGCAATACGCTAACCGGACGCTGGTCGATAACAGCGCCGGTATCGATGCGGGCGAATTTATCCGGGTCATGTGCCACGCCGGTGATCGTGAGGGTGGCATCGCTGTTCTCTTTTACTCCCGTAACCCGATACTGCTGCAGGAAGAGGTCGTCAGATTCAACGGCCCAGACGCATTCCCGTTCTGGTGTCTCACTGTACGCCGTTGTGACCGTAATCTGCCGGCGTCCGTTAACAGCCTGAATGGTCCGGCTCTGTGAGATACCGGATGGCAGGTTTAGCTGGAGGCGGTCGCCAGGTTTGGCATCCACATCACGATCCAGAGTAATCACCCGGCCATTAACAACGCTGATTCGCCCGCCGTTGACCCGTCCGGCCAGCAACTCATCCGCCAGGGCAATGATATAACCGGGCTGAGGAATGCGACCGTCCAGCCCCACATCAAACTCAACGACCCGGTCTTTGTTGTTAGTCAGGATACCCCACAGCCCCTTACGGTGGGCTTCGCTCTGGCGCGTACAGCCAATCGCCGTCATTTCGAGCTGGTTAAAACTGTAGCGGGAAACCAGTTCCGGGATAAACGCCGGCTCCATTGCATCAGCATAAGCATTATCCGGATCAGACCAGGAAACCAGGGCGTTGGTGTACCGAACCTGGCTGCTGCTGCTCGAATAACGGGGTTTGCCGACAATATTGGCGCGCGTATAGGTAAAATCGACATCACGCGGCATATCAGCCTGCACAACAATCTGCTCACCGTTCCAGCAGGTCATGCCCCGGAAAATGGCGGCAAAGTCTCGCAGCACAGTGTAAGCATCGTTGCGTTCCTGGACATAGACGTTACAGATATAGCGAGGCTCCATGCCATCACCACCGCGCCCGTCAGGAACCAGCTGATCGCAATACTGTGCAATCTGGTACAACGTCCATTTCGAAATATTGACGCTGCTCAGACGATTACCGAGACCAAAGCGGTCAGCTATAACAATGTCGTAATAGATCCAGGCCGGGTTATCCGTCCAGGCCCATTTAAACCCGCCGGTCCAGACGCCGGTATATTCGCGGGTTTCCGGATTGTAGTTATCCGGCACACGAATCACGCGCCCACGCGGCTCACAGGAAATTTGCGGTATGGAGCCATTAAACTGGCTGGAGTCGAACTCAATATAAAGCAGCGCGGTGTTGGGATAACGCAGCTTCGCGTCAATCACTTCGGTATAGCTCTGCAGCGTCATCACGTCGCCAACTTTGACACTGTTTGCATCCGGAGAGATTTTACGCAGGCGTAGCGTCCAGGTACTGCCGGCATGGGGCAGATCAATACGATGGCTCCGCTCATAACCGGAGGTGGTTTTACCCGTGACAGCGGTTTCCAGCACCGTCTGCCAGGCGCCGCCGTCGGTCTGCAGGTCAATTGCATACTTGACGGTATTGCCCACCACGTCGCCGTCATCTTCCTGTTTCATCAGGGACGGCCATTTCAGGCGGACACGAACGGCAGAAAGCTGGGTATTAGTAAAGGTATGGGTCCAGGCTGTCTTGCTGGAAACTTCCGATCCTACACTGATTTCATTTTCAGTACCGGGAATACCCTGAATATAAGTCTGAGCCTGCGTGCCGGGGCGAAATTCCCAGGACACGCCACTGAAGTTTTGCGAACCATCAGCATTTTCAAGCGGGGTGCCATCAAGATAAATATCTTTTCCGGTTAAACCACCTGCAAATTCACCCTCACCTAATGCGAGCAGAATTTTGGCTTTCGCGACGGACTGTAAATCATCCGGCTGTTCCGTCGGTGTACGCTGCTTTGAGCCGCCACCCTTGCGCCCTTTAATTATGTTATTTGCCATATAACGCCCATAAAAAAAAGCCACCGCAGGGTGGCCTGAATTGGATGGTTTACTGAATAAAACTTATTGCTGGTCTTCTACGTAAATACCGGCAGATATAATGGCGCCGCCAATTCGGCGTTTGCCATAAAGCAAAGGGACTGGGTATCCCTGAGAGGCAGTGTTCGTCACGCCCCCAAAGGCGTACGACGCTTTATTGTCAGCGGATTCTTTTCGTGCCAGGCCAGCTGGCTGTGGAGAAAGCATCTGAACGACGCCACCGAGCATCATGGTGCCGCCAGCCAGCCCGACATTCCACGCAGTACCTGCAGCTAAAGCACCGGCGCCGGCAGGTCCAAGCATAACGGCAGCAGCTATGATTACTGCGCCAAGGATAGTCTGCAATACTCCTGCTTTTTTACTGCCAATAATAATCGGGACTATTTTTATGGTTTCATCATTAACAGGATAAGAAAAATCATTTAACCCTATATTTTTCCCGTTCTTGAATATCGCAAAAGTCAATCCTCGTGCTTTCGCTTTATTCATGAACTTTTCAAATCCACTGATCGTACAGCAAAGCGCCTGAATAGCTTCATTTGTAGTGGCTACTAGGCGCTTATGTTTTTTACCAAAACGCTTTCCTAATTCACCACCCAGCTCAATATTAACCATTGACTCCTGAACTGTAATCATAAAACCACACCTTTTTTATATGCATGATTTGATCACCGATTTCATTTCAGCGCTTCTTCTGGCATTTTGAGAGAAATAAATAACTTTACTTCTCCCATCCTGGTCAGGAATCACATCTGCAACCCAAGTATATACGTCTATATAGACAGTCTTACCGTTTTTATATGGCTGAATATATACCGGCACAGGTCCTGTTAGAAAACTTTTTTCCTGCCAGCCTGATAAAATGCACTCAGAAACATCATTCACATTCTTATTCGAATGAAATATTTCTTCCGGACCACTCTGACGGACTTCCGACGGTGACTTACAACCAGTAAGAATGAATGCCCCGATAATAATCGGCAATGCTAAAATAATTTTCACCATTTCATCTCCTTTTAAAGAAGACGAAATATTAACATAGAGACTTATACCTTACGACCTTCATCGTCCTTTCCATCCAGTAACCTCCATACGGCACGCGCTTGCTGAGATGGCCATACAGGTGATGCAGCAACATATTCCCCTCCAGCAGAATCCCGGCGTGGTTCCACTTATCCGCCTGCACCTGCATGATCACCATATCACCCGGTTGCGGTGGACCATCAAACTCACGGAACCCGCATTCATACCAGCATTCCTGATAAAAATTATCGGGATACTCCTTTTCCCACCACGGATAGTCGACGCGGTAATCGTGCAGCTCGATGCCATGGGTTTGCCGAAAATAACTCATCACCAACCCCCAGCAATCGTAGTGGCCCAGCACGAATGGTCGCTCGAGGAGCGGCAACTCACCACGCGGGTGAATGGTACGGAGATCGCCTTCTGGCCAGCTGATAATATGCCAGGGGAGAAGGGTCGCGTCGCATTGCGCTTTATCCAGTTCGCTCGGCTGGGTGGTGGTATCAGGATGGCTGTGAACAATACCGGTAATCGTTCCCCATTCTTCAACCTCTGCATAATCCTCCGGCGCCAGCACAAAATTATCTTTCGACTCTGTGGCCAGGTTCCGGCAGGGGAAATAACGCTCCGCTCGGCCCCTCTGGGCGACGAGGCCGCAGGCCTCGCGCGGATATTCTGCGGCCGCATGTTCCTGGATGGCCTTAATCGTTTTCTGACGCATATCAGCTCCTGATTAATGAAGTGCCGGGGAACCCGCCAAACGGCAGTTCGCTATTCTCACCATGACGTAATTTGCAGGCCGTGAGCGTTCCGTTGCAGACATCCTGCGACGGGTCATCAACTGGCTGATTGTTCCTGTCAAAATACCGGGTGCCGGCATAGTCGCACCCGTTACCGCTGCGGTATTGATTGCGGATACACCAGTTGCAAATCGCATGCAGCTGGCGAGTGGGGATCATCATCCCCTGCAGAGCAAACGGGCTGGAGAGAGTAAATTCCACCTTCTCATCGTCTTCATAATGCTTTACGTCGATGAAGAAAAGGCGCCGTTTCTCCTGTGTCGGATCAGCTGAAGCATTCCCGTCCGGAAAGTTCTTCGCATCGAGATACTGTTTTTGCGTGTCGTGGATGACAACACGCGCCAGAGCCAGATCGTCGTAATGAAGACAGAGCGCGGAAATCGTACCATCAATGTTGCCCACCCTCAGTGTCGGCTGCGCGTCGCTTCCTGAAGTCGAAGATTCGATCCCCTCTAATTCACAAGGCCATGCTTTATATTCGATGCCCTGCCACCAGATGCTTTTGGCCGGTAGCTTCGATTCATCGCCACCAGCGGCCAAAATTTCCGCTTCGGTATGGGGTATGTTATATCCGTGAAAATATAAAATATCCCCCATATTAAAAGCACTGCCGTCAATTTCGAATAGCCGAATTTCATCTCCCGGCGCCAGTTTCTGATAATCAGCGTGAAGACTCATGGTACGAATGCCTGTTCAAACGTTGCAGTAATGGTGATGACTTTCTTTCCCTGAATAGTTTTTTGAAGGCTATCTGCTTGAACCCTCCACAGCGCTAATTCACCACTTGGCGGTTTAAAAGAAAACGCCTTAGTTTTGTGACGACGCAAAAATTTATAAATTTCTAGAGCAGTATCCGGGTCGCCAGAAAAAGAGAAATCATAACTAAGTGTTTCATTATTTATGCCGTTCCCAGATACCTGTGCATAGCCATCACCAAATTGAACCCTCCGAATATTATCTTTGCTTTTTAACGTAGGTTGACTAGCTGCCTGAATACGCCAGGCGAATGTTTCAATTGCCATAATATTACCTCCGGTTAGTTGCATTCCAGATAAGCCCACCCGGACGCAGCTCTTTGGCTATCCCATCCTGCACGGATCGATTTACAACCTGCTGATAAGCTTTCCCGACAGAATCAGAATTACTCTGCTGCTGATAGTTTCCAGTCTGCTGGGTTGTCACGCTGACAGGCGCATAGACATTCACGCCTCCTACGAATGCACCTGCAGGCGCACCACCAGCACCGACATACCCGCCGGAAGCATAACCGCGCATCATCCGGTACAGGTTGCCCACCCCGATGCGGCTGGTTGCCTCTTTGGTGAAAACGAATTCGCCGCGGTGGACAACCCCAGCGGGCTCGTATTTCCCCCCATGCCCGGTATAACCGCCACCATCAAAACCAGAGGGACGATAGGAAGGAACGGCAAAAGACTGACCAGAATTTGAAGAACTACTCCCGCCGCTGATCCACCCCATCGCAGCCTGAAAGGTGTAGGCCACAATAAGCTGATCAATGACCTGAGCGATCATCTTCAGAATGGATGTGGTGAATTCCTTAAAACTCGCTTTGCCGGTGGTATTGAGCAACGTCAGCTGATTTGCCAGCCCCCCAAAAGTGGCCTGCGAAATTTGTTGAACAGAGGAAAATACATTAGTGGCAGAATCCTGATACTCAGCCCAGCCCTGTTTGGCGCCGGCTAGCCAGTTACCGCGCAATGCGTCCTCGGCTTCATAGGTGGCTTGCTGTTCCTCCAGCACCTTGCGCTGCGCATCATGGTTGAAAGCATACGTTTCACTCAGCTTTTCAAGCGTGCTTCTTCTGTTCGCTTCCCTGCCAGAAAGTCCGTCGGCCTGAGCCTTGATCCCCGCCCGGATCGCACTCTGCTGCTGAGCGAATTTATTGGCCTGATCTGCCAGATTATTCAGCTTCTTCTGCCGGGCGACCTTATCACCGAGATCTGCCAGCTGACGTTTGTATTCCAGGGTTTCGTTTTTGTGGGCCAGCAGTGATTTTTCCTGGGCGGAGAGCTGGCGGCGGCCGGCCGCTTCCTGCAAAACAGCATACTGATTTTCTGCCTGCCAGAGATCCCGACGTTGCTTACTGATCACGTCGTTGACGTCTGTATGCTGCTGGAGGGTTTTCAGCTGAGCCTGCAGGGTCAGTAATTCGGCCTGAGCCCCTTCCTCTGCTTTACTCCCCGCGGGTGTTGTGTACTGCCTCCCTTTCGGCGTTTTAGGGTCTTTGTACTTCGCATCAATACTTGCGCGAATTTTTTCTATATCGCTGGCTGTCCAGCGGGTCGCAATCCCATCGATCGCATCTTGCTTGTTTTTCTCAACAAGCTTATTAAATTCGGCCTGAGCGCGAGCCCGTCTCTCTGCCGGCTTGAGGCCTGCTTCCAGAAGTTGATTAAACTGCTGCTGGTTCCTGATGGCTTGCTGTTGTTGTTCGTTACGCAGCTTCTCGCGTGCCGCGGCTAAACCTTCCTTAGCGTATGCTTTGTCGGCTTCATCATAAGTTTGTTTCAGCAACTCAGCACGTTGAGTGGCAATACGCAAACGTTCTGCATCAGCCTTAATGAGGGGGTTATTACCGGAATAGTTGGGATCGACCTTTAGGTTGGCTTCCAGCGCCCGGCGTTCCTTTTCCGCAGCTTGCCAATCCGCAAAAGCCCCCTGCCGCTTCATGGCCGTATCAGGATTCCGACCAATACCCATCATGGCATCCCAGGCGTCGCTGGCAGCATTTTTCACCCAGTTCCACGCGGTTTCCAGTGTCCCCAGATTTTCCTTTATCGCATTCGCACGCTGGATAACGCTGTCGGAATAGGCGCGCATCGCAAGCTCGGCAGCGCGCTGCGAATCCCCCATTGCCTGAGCAGCTGAAATCTGCTCAAACTGACTTGCGGTCAGAAAATGCAGAGATTCATTCAGCGTTGCGACCGCATTAACCGGATCTTCTTTTAGCCGCTTAAACTGGTTAATGGTTTCATCCACCGCCTGGCCGGTAGCCTGTTGAAGCCTCGCAGCCACATTGGCAATCCGTTCGACGTCGGCGCCGCCGAATGCCCCGCTTCCCACAACCTGCGCTAATACGGCTGCAGCGGCGTGCTGAGTGACTCCATTTCCTGAGATGTTGCGTGCCAGCGCCTGCAGTTGTCCCGAGGTTTTACCGGCATAGTTCCCGGTGAGAATGAGCTGTTTGTTAAACTCCTCGGCTTCCTTCCCGCCCTCGTACCACGCCTTTCCCAGCAGAACGACGGATGCCGCTATGCCACCGACCACGCCAGCGATCCCCAGTCCGCGTAGCGTCATCATTTTTTCGAGCCACCCGGCCTGATTCGCCAGGGTTATCCCGGAGCCACGCAGCGCGCCAAAGTTGCCCCGCAATAACTCTCCAGCCAGAACACCAAGCTCCCGACGTGCGCCAGCGCTCTCGAGACCAAGGCTGTGCGTTGCGACCTTTGCCGCTTCCAGTTTGCGGATATAAACTTCAGCAGCATCGCTGGCGCCTACCTGCGCAGCTTTCATTCTCAGCAGCTCAGTACCAGATAGTTTTTGTTCGACCACTTGGGCCTTCAGCTGGCGAAGAAATTTTTCGCGCGCCTGGTTTGCTTTTTCCTCAACCAGCTGAAGTTCTTTCTGTCGGGCCGTGGTACGGGATATCAAGGAGAGATAATCGCCCTGAGTGATGTTCCCCTGCGCGCGGGCCTTACGAAATTGTTCCTGGATACTGGCCAGCGACCGTGTTTCACCGCTGAGGGATCGAACGCCATCTATCTGCCGAAAGAACGATTCCGCCAGCGCATCATGCCGCCGCGCCAGCGCCTCTGCCTGAGCGTCGTTCTCCCGATAACGCTGGTTTAGCCCGGTGACGCGCTGGTAAGTCTCATCGACCGATTTGGAGACCCGTTGCAGTTCGCTCTGAAGCCCGGCGGCGGCATCCGCCTGTCGCTTCTGCATATCGGACACGGCGCCTGCGCTGGCGGCGCTGGTGGTTTTCAGCGCGCTAATTTGTGCCTCTGCTGCACTACGCATGCGCGTCTGCACTTTGTCCGATTCATTCGCCATACCGGACAGTTGCCCCTTAATCCTGGCAATCTGTTCGGTGAATGTGGCGTTGTCGACATCCAGGTTAATGACAAGGTCGCTAATCTGCTGGGCCATATCTGGTGCCTCCTGTTATTCCCTCTGCGGCCAGCATCATGGCGTTATCGTCCTGCACATTATCCGCTGTAGCCTCAGCAGACGGGGACAGCAGGCTGAAGTGTGCAGGGGTGATATCCGGATCCCGGTATAAGAAGGTTGAAATGGTGTAAAGCAGCCCGGAGAAATGGGCATCGAGTTGTGCATCCTGAAAATAACGATCCCGGTAAAAGTGATGCCAGTCGCCCAGCTCGGAGGACGTCATGCCAGCAAGCATGGCGCGCCAGTCGGGCCGCCCGAACTCGCGCGCCAGTTTCAGGACAAAATCAAGCTCGCTGGCTAGGGCTTTTCCGCAGTAACAGGTTCATCACCCAGCGCGGTGTCATCAATATCTTCATCCGTGGGTTGATCTTCTTCGGCAACCGGCGCCAGCATGCCAGAGAGCAGCTTGATCTGCATTTCCGCTTTGCCAATCGCTTCAGCCGGCCAGGTACTCATCACCTGCTGGTGGAGTTCCTCTTCAGATGGCCCCTTCGGATCGTTATGCCAGAGCGAGAGCGCAATGAGGCGCGCGCCTGCGCGAATACTCATGCTGACCAGTCCGGCGGACATTGTCTGGTCATCCACGTCATCAGAAATGGCGGATAAGGCTTTTTCTTCTGCGGCCAGATATTCGAGATAAGTAATGCGCTGCAGTGCCGATAATTCAGTGATCGTCACCGTAGCGCCGTTATGGGTAAATTCGTCTTTCTTCAAAAACATGCTCATGCCTTTATCCTCAGGACGCCGTCACGGTGGTTTTGCAGGTCGCCACAAAATTACCGTCATTGCTCATGACAATAATGTCGGCCGCGCCAGCCGCCACGCCGGTGACAATCAGAGATTTGCCACTCACGGCCACGGTAGCCTTCGTGCTATCCGAGGTCGCCGCACGGAAAGACTGTTCCGACGCGCTGGCAGGCAGGAAGGTGACGTTTAGCGTTGTGGTTGCGCCGACGGCCACGCTGGCCGTTGCCTTGTCGAGTTTAATGCCGGTCACTGCGATTGGCGGATTACCGCTTTCTTCCGCCAGCTCCGGTTTCCCGGTATTGGTGATTTTGGCGGTACGGGTGATCACTTCCTTCGCGGGGATGGCTTTACCCAGGCTACTGCACCAGCCTTTGAACACATCCACGGTGCCATTCGGGTATTTAATTTTGTAGGCCCGCACATCGCCATCGACAAACCAGGCCACCAGCGACTTTTGCCCTTCTTCACCCGGTTTCCAGGCCAGCGTTAATGATGTATCACCTGCCGATTTTGCCCCCTGTGCAGTCGCGGTCCAGTCTGCGTCGTCATCGTCAAGGTAGGTGTCATCGTAGGACTCCGCCGTCATTTCGCCCGGCGTGAGTTCCTTAATTTTTGCCAGGCGCTGCCAGTCGGCATCGGAAAGTGGGTTAGCGTAGGGATTTCCCGTTCCGGTATATAACCAGAGCGTGGTGCCCGCCCCTTTAACCGGGGCCATTGGATTTGGAGTAGCCATAAAATTCCTTATCTCAGGTAAGTGAGGGTGTACGTCAGGTCGACCGATCCCCAGGTAGCCATTTCGTCATCGCGCTGGTAGTCGTAGCCCATGGGGATCATCGTTTCGATTAAGGGAGATAGCGCCGGGATAGTCTCAAGGGCCGGGTACACCTTTTCCTCCATCCACGCATCCAGCGCGCTATCCGGCGTGGTTGATTTCAGAAATACCTCGATATGGAGGACTGATTGCCAGCTGTCCTCATCAAGGCTGTCTCCCGTGTATTCGGCATCAGACAGATAGACTGCCAGCGCCGGCAGGTCCTGCTCTTCCAGAAAAACAGGGCGCCCGTCAAACCATGTCACACGATCCGGAATGGACGCCTTTAGTTGTTCCAGTACCGCAAGACGAATAGCGGTGTGTTTGCTCATCGCTTCAGGTGGATCCTCAGTTGATTTTTCAGCGCGGCAGACAGCTCCTTCGGCATATCGCTGTCGATAAGCTGCTTTGATATCGCGGTGAAGGATTGGGTTAATGGGATTTCGAGGGGAACTTTGACAACATCTATCGGGTAACGGGGTTTACCCAGCCGGCGCATAACCTGCCATCGCCCGTTCGCCAGCTGCTGAATAAACGCATTTCTGAAAATGTACGGGCCAATACGTAACACGCTACCGCGCCCGCGCTTTTCTCCTTTTCGCCTGGAGAGTTGCACGCGCGCGGCACCCAGCTTGATTGCGGGCAGGTTCCCCCGGTTAATACGAATTGCCGCCACCAGCCTTTCAGGCTTCGCGCGCTTAAGACGCGAACGCTGGCGGACCAGCTTCACCGGCAACCCCTTTTTGTGGTTATCGCCCACTGTCGCTTCTTTTGCGACCTTCCTGCTGCCCTGCGTAATCGCCCGCCCGGCGACCCGGTTTAGCGCCTGGGCGGCAGCCGTTGGGACCATCAGGCGGCTCAGACTGTTCAGGTTCTGGATCGCACGCTCAAGACCTTTCAGTGACATCATTCACTCCAGCCAGATTTGAGGCTTCCCGTTAAAAAGCTGATAGCGGGTAACGATCCAGTCCTTACCGTCATATTCAACGGCATCGTTTCTGGTGGGCCGATAATCAGCGGCAAAAACGACCAGCACCGTTGCGGTACCGGAAAGCGCGCTCATCTCCTCCAGCAATTCAGCAGGAACAACATCAACGCGGATGCCGTTAATAACCGCTTCCCTGCCCATTTTTTTGAGGGTGGCGGCATCCATCCGGGCCGCCATCTTGTCGAAAGGGTTAGGCATTGATTTTGACGTCAATGACGGTACTGTTAGCCGCAGCATTTTCCCAGGCAACACCCGCCAGGACGGCATCAGTGGCTTCCAGTTGTACTTTGCCCGCCTTGATATACACCTTTTCCCCCGCGCTGATTTCATCGGCGGCCAGCTTCGGCAACTGGAATACACCTTCGGTAAGGCCATCACCTGTATCGCCGCCCGGAATATCCGTGATCGCAACTGCAATCATTTGACCGATAACAACCGGCGCCCCGCTCAGGATGATTTCCTGTCCGGCATTCTCCACAGGGATAGTCTTTCCTTCCTGCACATAATTTTTAGCCATAACATCTCCTATCAGCCCAGTAGGGCTGATTTCAGGTATAAAAAAAGCCCGTTTGGGCTAAGAGGTTTGAGTGGGTGGGGATTACTTACCAGTGGATTTCGTCAGACCGCGGAAGTCTAACGGCGCCACGCCCGCATCGATGCGTACCTTCGTAGCAATACCATCGGTATTGAAACCTTCCTGCTGGTCAATGTAAGGCGTATCAACACCGTTCAGATATGCCACTTCGATGGTATCGGTGCCTTTAGCAGCAGCCAGATACCAGGCGTTAGGATCCTTGTGGTCCAGCCGCGGTTCAGAAATAACTTCCGCAAAATTCTGAATAGGGTTGTTAATCCCGGAGTTGATATCTGCACCCTTAACGCTTGCCGATTTAATCGTCTGATTGGCCAGCGTTTCGAGCCCCACCGGCACCAGCATATAAGCCGGACGAATATTCAGAGTGCGCTCGCCCTCTTTCTGCAGGCGCATCAGTTTGCGGGCATCATCAATGCTCGAAACCGATATGGCGCCAGAGGAGAGGTTTTTGTGATCGGCATGGAACAGCGGTTTGCCGTCGGACAGTTTCGGGTTATCCAGCAGAATCGCATACACCAAATCACCAATGGTGGCTTTCGCGGCGCGCCCCATTTTCGCCGGGACGTCGGTTAATGCGTTAAGATCATCGTTGATAATCGCCTGGCGGGTGATGGAGAAAATTTCCCCATAGGTAGCCAGTGCGATCGTTTCACCTTTATCGCCCGTGGTCACATATTTATATTCAGCCCCTTCGCGAACCTTACGCAGGGAGTTAAAACCACCCATTCCCACGCGGTGAGCCGTTTTAAAATCAGACAGCTGGCCTTTCTTCGTCCACAGATCAAAGGTCTCTGCTGCCTCATCCCACCCCTGCAGAAGCGCCTTATTCGCTACGTCGAGCAGAATATTGCCAAAATCAGAGGTACTGTGAGTCAAAGCCAGGCCAACCATTTGCATCGGATTGTAACTGGCGACCCCGATACCGCGTTCCGTCAGTGCCATACGCGCATACTCTCGCAGCGTCATACCGTTGTACACGTTATCGCGCTCCTGATTTTCATACCCTGCACGGGCCATCAGCGCCTGGCGGATGCCATCACCAACAAAATTCCCGTTTCCGGCATAAATATGCGGCTGTTCGCTTTTGTTCGATGGAGTAGCAGCCTTGCCCAGAGCAGCCAGCAGAACATCTTTCGCCTGCTCAACAGTGCAATCGGGATCCGCAATACACTGGTTTTGCAGTTCCTGGTGCTTGCCGCCGAACATAGCAAACAGATCATTAATCCCGTTCACACGGTTACGCTGTTCGGCATAAACCTGCGCCCGGATAGCAGTCTCATCCACAGCGGCAGGCTGAGGGGCGGAAGGTTGATGTGCCTGAGGTTGTGGTACTGGCTGCTGCGGTTCGCGCTGGGTGGAATTACGCGGCGGGGTGACCATATTACGAATGCTGTTTGGCATTTTTTCAAATTCCTCAATACGTTTTGAATGAATACAGGCCATTGCCTGAAGGGATGGGATCACCTGGTCAGCAAAACCCATGGCAAGGCATTCGGCGCCGTCCAGCCAGGTTTCATCTTCCAGCATTGCGGCAATCTCATCAGAGGTTTTTCCGGTTTTTGCTGCATAGGCGGGGATCAGCACCGATTCAACTTTATCCAGCAAATCAGCGTAGTCGCGCATGTCGTTGGCATCGCCGCCGGCAAAGCCCCATGGCTTATGGATCATCATCATGGTGTTTTCCGGCATGATGACCGGGTTACCCACCATTGCGATAACAGAAGCCATGGAGGCAGCCAGGCCGTCGATGTGAACGGTGATCGCGGCGCCGTGGTGTTTCAGGGCATTAAAAATGGCGATGCCATCAAAGACATCGCCACCAGGCGAATTAATGTGAAGGTTAATGTGGCTGATATCACCCAGCGCTTTAAGATCGTTAACAAACTGTTTGGCCGTTACTCCCCAATAACCAATTTCATCATAGATATAGATATCCGCTTCATTGTTGGCGTTCGCCTTCATACGAAACCATGTATTACTTTTTACGCTGGCTTTCGGACGTTGATACGCCCATTTCTTTGGCATCGGCACTGGTGCCTCCTCTGTCATTGGCAGGATCAGTATCAAATACCAGCCCCTGCTCACGGTTTTCGTCTATTTCGGCCTTGCGGCGCGCTTTCACATCATCCGGATGGCGCCCGCTGGCGCGAACCCAGTCTGACTCCGTCGCCGCACCACCACGGATTTGAGCCTTCCAGGCATTCGCCTCCTTGACGGGATCAATCCATGGCATCACGGGGCCGGAATACACCGCGGTGTATAAGGACTCAACATCCAGCCCACGCGGTAAGGTGATCTCGCCGCTGGCGACTGCCATTTTCAGCCAGGCGCGATACATCGGACGTGTCACGGCGCCAATAAACCAGTCCTGGAGAATGAGATATCCGTCTGTCGATTCCACCAGCTCCTGCCGCTGAGCACTGTAAGTGCCGTTATAGTTTCTGGCGGTACTGGAAAAACTCAGACGGCTGCCGGCAGACACAGCTCGCAGCTGGCCATTGCGGAAGGTTTCAAGATTGGGATTCGGGCGATCGGATTTGACCATGCCGATATCCTCGCCGGGCAGCAGGTCGTCGTAGATAATGCCGGGCTGAATATTCAGCTCACGATCATCATCCTTACCGGCGTTTTCATCCCAGCTTTGCCCATCCCCTTTTTTGATATACATCCCAAGGGCGGCGGCGATGCGTGCTGCTGTCAGTTCAGCATCTTCGTACTCTTTCAGAGCACTGAGACGCATAAGAACGCCGGATAAAAGCGACGTTCCGCGCGTCTGATGCAGCCGGCGGACAAACTTCAGGTGGAGCATGTTTTCCGCATCAACCCGTTTCGTTTCCAGTTGCCTGCCAGAGACCGGCAGGCTTTTATAGACCAGATAGCCCTTTGGCCTGCCCCAGTTATCGGTATATACCCCCTGATTTAGCTTATCTGACTCGTTGCTGGTCTGGGGAACAAAATCAGCCTCAAGCGCTTCCAGCCAGAACGGCACCCCGGCGGTAGGCGTCAGGCCATTGCCTGTGCCGCTGACGATCTGTGCAAAAACCTCCCCGTCGCGCAACCAGCTGCGTAACATCAGGCGCTCCAGCATGGGCCGGGTAAACTGATGGGTCACTTCCGGTCGAATAGACCATTCCCCCCATTTCTGCCGGATATCCGCCGCCAGCTTTTTAGCGATCTTGCCGTTCTTGAGCTTCGGATGCGGCTCCACGATAATCCCGCTTTTACCTACCACCCGCTCTTCAAGCTTATCGAAAATGCCAATCACTAAATCGTGGTTATTATCAAGCCACCTCGCCTGCTCACGGAGAGAGACGGCCCCCATCTTGCTGAGCTGGTCAGCGGAACGATTCTCTCTTCGGGCTTTGTGGGTACGGGTGGGCTTAACGGCTTCATATGCCTGTATCATGGCGCGGGATCTTAGCCTCGCAGCCTTCCAGCCGGGAGAAATGACACCTATCGCATCATCAAGTAAAGACATTAAAACCTCGCCAGTTTGTAGCCAGGCCGCCCCCGGCGCTGATTATTCAGGGAAGAAAGACGCCGCTCCCACTCCTGCCGCCCTTTACGGATTTCGGACAGGTTTTCCATGGTCATTTCCTGACCGTTAAATTTGATGGATTTGCCATCCAGTACCGCCATCTCCGCTTCGGCATAGCGCTGGATCATGGCCTCAATATCACTTTTATTCACAACCAGCCTCCTGATGTGGCCCATGGGTTAGCGTCATCTGTTACGGTTTTTTTGCGTTTTCGCTTTTTGGTCTGGACAGGCGCTGGCGCCGGGGGTGCTTCTTCGCCAGTTTCCTGCGGCACGTTCTCCATCCACGTTTCCCGCCTCGCCCATTCAGGCGCATCAGGCCATTTAATTTTTTCGTATCCGCGAAGGATAACCAGCGCATCAGCGTAAACCAGCAGGTCAAAAGCTTCGTTGGCGCCGCGCCCTGGCTTACTCCATTTGCCATCAGAATCACGCTCCTCATAAGTCAGTTCGTCGTAAAACCAGCTTCCCAGCCACTTCGGGAAATGGATGTAATTCGGCCCCGGTGTTTCGCGCCACAAGGCATTGTTTACCCGGTCTTTGAGGTCATTGGTTTGCAGCAGATATAGCGGGACATCCCCCGCGGCTTTCGCCCGGCGCGCCGAACGGCCGGTGTTATCTGGCAGGGATTGAGTGATCAGCTTCTCGCGTCGATGACCGTCACCTTTAAACAGGTAAACATTCCGGCCAATTCCCTCCCGACGGCATTTACGCCAGAATCGGTAGGCATTATCGGTGACACCATCTTCACCGCCGGAATCGACTGCCATTGCCATCAGGCGCATACACCGGCGGGGATCGGATGCCATTCGCCACGTCTTGTAAAAGACATCAGTCAGCAGCAGATCCCAGTCCTCCGGGTAACTGGCTGGGTCGATAGGCAGGCTTTCACCGTTCGCGTCGCACCGGAGTGACTGGCGAATGTTGTAACGGTCCACCAGCCACCGTTCGCCCATGCTTCCGTAGCCAGTAACCTGAACGACAAAGCGGCGATTACGTCCCCCCTGCACGTCGACAGTCGCCACCAGGAAACAAACACCATCAGGCACACAACGTTTCGGGACATCCTCGGCCCGCTGTTCGAGCAATTCGCTTTTACGTTGTTCGGTACTTGCCCGCGGCAGATAAGGGCGACCAAAGTCAGTGTTAACGACCGTTTTTAGTGTCTCTTCGCTTTGGTTTTTTTCGTATTCCTGTTCAGCCGCCAGATATTTATAAATTAGCTGTGACCAGGTCTGGTAAGCAGCTGCGGGCCCTTCCATCCAGAAAGAAGCAATGCGTGACCGCCGGCCCTCCCCTGTAATGTTTCCATCCCGATCAATTGACTGCCCGTCACGTAGCCAGACGCTTTTCATGTTCAGCTCGCGCTTCATCGCAGGAAGCACTTTTCCTTTGCAGGCCGGGCATTGCAGATAGGCCGCTTCGCTGGCTGTGACCAGGTCCGTCGTGTCGCGGTAGCCCGTCATGTTGGCAACTTCAGGCTGAAAATATTCCCCACAATGCGGGCAAGGCCAGTAAAGCCGCCGGCGGTCGCCGCGGTTATACAGCGATAACACGCCCGTAGTGGGCGGTGCTTCATGGGGTGAACTCTGCCGCCATTTCGTATCGAGAATGTCGCGGCCCGGTGAGCTTTCGACCAGGGTCATACCCGAAGACATAAACGTAGTAGTACGTTTGGAGGCAAGCGAGAATCCGTCCCCCTCCCCGTCAATGTCTTCCGGGAAGCGGTCGTAGTCGGTTAGCGCAACAAATTTATAGTCCGACGAGGACATAATATTGACTGAGGGCCAGCCAAGTTTCAGATAGTTACCAGCGCGGAAAGTACGATCGTGAACGTTGTTATCGTTACGACGCGGACTCAATCTGGTTTTTACTTCAGGGCTGCATCGGAATGTCCGGTCCAGACGTTTTTTCGAGTGTTCACGCGCTTTTTCTTCTGATACCTGAATAACAAGCATATCCGCCGGATCACAAACAATGCTGTATACGATCCATCCGTCAATCAGGCCAATCGTCTTACCCGTTCGTGCCGGGCCGACAAACACCACAGCATCATACTCGCGTGACGCCAGGCAATTCATTGGCTCGATAACATAAGGGGCCAGATTAGGATCCCACGGGACCGAGTTACCGGCGCCCATTGGTACACGCATATACTCAGCCACCGCGTCGGCAACCAGCATGCGGCGTGGCGCGCGTAAAATTCCGGAGACATCCCGACGGATCCCCCTGGCGGATGCCCGCTTTGCCATCAGTCCTCCTCTGGCTCGTCCTCCTCTGCTTCGGCTTCCATGACCTTCTGGGCCATCTGGTCGCGCAAATCGTCGATCACACTTTGAACACGGGAAACAGCTGCAGGTGGAAGCGCACAATCGCGCTCGAGTACATCAGGGAGGGTTTCCAGCACCATCACTACAGCTTTTGCCATTACTGAAAACTCCCTGGCAACTTCATCTGCCGGGATCAGTTGCCCCGTATCCTGCTCAAACTTGATCCGCTCGTTCTCTGCTTTCCAGTGCGCCAGCCTGTCAGCCGGCGGCATGTCCTCAAGATTTGTTGCAACCGTGGGGATCATTAACTCAGTCAGAACGTCGGTAACTAAATACAGTTTTAGTTTGCTGTTGCTGCCCGGCGCCGGCTCGACATTTTTCAACCTGGCGGCCACCGTCTGACGGTGGACATTGGTTATGCCCGCCAGCTGATTGATATTCAGCTTCAGAGAAGCGATTTCCTGATCCATGATGGTGAGTACTTTTTAACCAATTCGACATCATTGCAAAACAGGGCTCAATAAAATCAACAACCTGCGCAAATGATGATGATGACCATGGATCCAGAAAACCAGCCGATTCCCGCGAGCGCGCCGCCCCGTGGAAGACCACCCCGCCGGGAGGACCCATTGGATAATGATTATCGTTTGTAATTGTTGGGCAATTGTCGAGACCGCTCATTGAACAGCCTCTGTGAATGCTCAGCCTGCAGACGCGCCGCCGTCGGCCTGCAATACACTTTCAGGGATACGTTCCACCAAAGGCACATTATTGAAGATCTTCAGACCACTGAACCCAAGGTATGTAGAGGACTGGCTGACGTTACCCGCGATAAAGTCGCTCACATCTGCCATCAATCCATTAACGACGGCTTCGGTATTCACTCGCCAGTAGTTTTCGAGAGCAATCAACAGTGGATCTGAGCCATTGCTTATCGTTTGTTCACCAACGGAATAACCCTTCTTACCTGACTTGTCAGTAATGCATTGCAGCGTATTGCTCTGCACAGACACCATGTCTGTATTGTTTACCTGCACAGTGAACATTGCGACTTTATTCCCCTCATCACTCGTGCTGGATGCATAGAACAGTGTGAGGGTTAGATCATTACGGTTAAACATTACTGGCTCCTGTTACGGTTACGGTTGCGATGACGGGAACGGCGTTCTGCCCTGGAGGCACTATCATCAGGAGGCATAAGCTCGCCTTCCTTCACTGTCACCGTTTTTTCGGCGGCCACTGGTGGCTGCACTGGTTCTGCCGGTACATATGGCTCACCACCAGCCTCAATCTCAACCTTGAGATACGGGTTAGTTTTCATACTGTGTGTGAAGTGAACCGCGCTTACCGGTAAATCCATATAGGATTTACCATCCCGCTCGAGGGCAACCAGCTTCCCGTCTACGTATTCAATCTTTAAGCTCTTCATCGCGTTACCTTTTGCGAATAAAAAAGCCCCGCAGATGCGAGGCTATACAGTTGATATCCCCATAAAGGGATAAACACCATCTTATCCCTTACTGGGGATAGACGTTCTTACTGATTCGTAAATCCGCTCACAGGTCATTCCTGCTGTGTAGCGTTCGTCAGCGATTGCAGCATACCGTCGAGTTTCTTCTGCAAGGTTTCCAAGCATGTCGGCGAGCACTCCGGCGGTGGCGCCGGTTGTTTTGCTTCTGACGGTAGCGGCAAGACTTGCGGTGTGGCTTGCGGCGTCCAGGCGGGTGGCAAGGTTTTTTGCCTGCTGCCGCAGCTGGCTAACAGTATCAGAGAGATTAGCGGCAGCAGTACGCGCTGCAGCTGTTTGCTCTTGAGCATTTTTTACGGCCTCATCGCGGGCAATCAGACGCCCCTGTTCAATCATCCGGGCGGCGGTTTGCGCGTTAACTTCCTGGGACGATTCGGCGCTATCACGTTCTGCCCACCGCTTTTCCCATGCCCGATCGCTCCAGGCTAAACCAGCAACAAAGGCACCAGCAATAACCATTACGGCGATAGCTGGCTTTAAGTAGGCTGCACTCACTGGTCAATCCCCCAGCAAGTCAGCGCGCTTTCCTGATCACGGCGTGTTACCTGCCCATAGCAGTTATTGGAGCGCACCCGGCAATCCTTCCCTCCGTCTTTTATCCACCAGCGAATCGCTTCACACGCGCCTTTACGATCACCGGCGTTAATCCGCTGATAGAACGTAGACGGGAAGCATTTTCCGGGCCCGATGTTGTATGGACAGAACGAGGCAATGCCTACTTTTTGTGGCGGGGTCAAAGGGACATGGATATTCCGATCCACCCATGCCAGCGCTTTGTCGCGCTCTATCGCGTTTACCTGATCGCATTTGGCCTGGGTCAGTTTCATACCCTGAGTGACGGGTTTACCATCTATACGCGTGGCCCCGCGGCAAATTGTCCAGATCCCCTGACTGCCATCGCGATACGCTGTAAGGCTGTTTCCTTCTTTCTCATCAAGGAACTGATCCATCAATGTTGGAGCTGATGCACCAGCAGCCATGAGGGCCAGCATTGCGGCACTAAGTTTCGCTCTGTTTCCCATCACCACTCCGTGCCGCTTTGCGCCGGTCATCTTTAATTTTGAAATACAGATTCGTCAGGTACGTAAGCAGACCAAAAAGAAGGCTGCCAAGCACGCCAATGGCTGCCCATTGTGATGGACTGACTTTATCTAGCACCTGAAGCATCCAGAACCCGGCGTTTCCAGCTGATGCGCCATAGGCAATGCCGGTTGTTAGTTTGTCCATGCGATACATACTCTCACCTCGCTGTGTGCGGGTGCTGTGCGTGTGTTTGATAGGAACAGGCCCATCGGGCTGATTTAACAACAAGCCGTATCGATGATGATTCCCGTGAGCCTGAAATGAAAAAGGCCGCCAGTACGGCGACCTTTGATTAGGAGATATAGAGATTAGTGGACGACAATTTCCATCTTTTGCCCCAACGCTGATAGCGCTTTTTGGATCGTATCGATTTTGGTGCTGTGACCAAGAGACACGATGCGCTGCACTTCCTGTGGGCGCGTGTTAATCATGCGGGCGAGATCAGCATTGCTAGTGTTGGTGCTGACCAGACGGTTTAACAGCAATACTTTAGCTGCCACGCTGGCCGGAACCTCAACAAACGCATCACCTTCTGCTGATGGAGCGGGAATCTCCCGGCGGTCGTCAAAGTAAAAATCAAACGCCGTCACCAGGGCATCTTGCGCCATTTCTAACGCCTCCTCCCTGGTCTCTCCTCCCGTCATTGCCTCTGGGATATCCGGAAAGAATACCGCCCAGCCGGTTTCGTCATGCTCAAAAATTACCGGGTATCGCATATTGATTAAGTGAACCTCCGCGAGTACCAGCCCCGAGGGGCTGGATTTTATTTGATGCCGAGTTGCTTAAGAATTGCCTTCCTCAGCGGTTCCGGTATTTCCTTCCCCGGATGTCTCGGCATTACCGTTTGCTTGCCGTTGAGATAGATTTTCAAGTGGTTAGTACCATCTTTAAATTCTGCCCCTTGAGCTGCAAGCCAACGCCTCAACTCGCTTTGCTTCACTTCCTCCTCCTGTCTGTTTAACTTGAGATAAGTATAAACATTTTTGTTTATATCATCAAGCAAAGAATAAACATTTTTGTTTATATAAATAACAGAGGGAGCTATTGGCCCAGACCTCTACGCCACGGTGAGGCGAAGCAAATCAATTATGCGATTTACGACGATATGACAGGGGTACTGATGCAATGCATCTCGCGAATACCCCTGTCGTATCGCCGGAAAGTAAAAACCCCGCAAGTGCGGGGTCTTCGTTATATTCAGATTGTCGCTTTTTGCCGCTGCCGAGTGGCGCAGCTCTGCCAAGCATGAAGGGATTATCTGATTTTCTGGCCCGTTTTCAATATCAAAAAGGGGCAATAGCACTTTTTGTTAATCCACATGAATCGCCTTATGAACAGCCAGGAAAGCTTTTGCTCTGAATATTTCCAGGCACCAGCGCACTCTTTTCCGGGCCTCACTGTCTGTTAACCATGGCGCCACCAGCTGTATTTCCCGTGTTATGTCTGAGATTTTTTTACGGGTGGTGTAATAGTTAACGCCAACGAGATAAACCGGATCACCCGTTTCAAATATCGCCAGTACACATCGTTCAATAAATTCAACATCATCCTCAGTGATCGCAGCGTCAATGGCGACCGTTGCAGGCTTCGGCCACAAAATGGCATGCGCCCTGCTTAATGCCTGCCGCCCGCGATACCCTTCACTTCTTGCCTGCTCAATTGCTGCCGTAAAGCGTTCTAATGCTTTATCTGACCAGTGATCACCCTTCATGCCTCGCCAGCATGAATGTCCTGATGGTTTACGCGGGGCTGTACCTCCTCTCATCCCTTCCCCCCAAACAGTAAGCAGAGATTTTATCCAGGCGGACTGAATGCCATTAAGGGGAGTGAATCGGCCCAGCCAGCTTTTTCGCGGGGCGGCGGCCACTGTTGCTAATCCTGCACGGTGCAGACGGCGTTGACGTGGTGTCATTCTGTTCTTCTCCTTACTACGCCAGAACGCCGAGCGCGTATGCCCGGTCCAGCAATTTAATAATCAATACCGGCTGGGTGCCGTGTTCACGCTCAAAAGCGGCAGGGTCATGGTGCAAAGCACGGTGGTGCTTGCGGCATAATGGGATCGTAAAAATATCGTGGGCCTTGGTGCCTACGCCGCCCTGCCCCCAGCCAATAAGATGGTGTGCATCATCTGCAGGCTGCCCGCAGCACATACACGGCTGTTTTTTTACCCATGAGATAAAGTCAGCTGATAACCATCGGCTCCGCTTAGGTCTCGCGAATAGTGTCGCCGGTGCAACAGGATCGACGTTCACTGGAACCAGAGGTTTGCCCGGCGTTGTTATTGCCGTTGGCTTGATTGCTTTTTCGAGACGGGGAGAAAGAATGCTGGTGGCCGGTTCCGACGGAACAATCTCACTCTCCCTGTAAACCGATTTAATGCCATCATCTTTAATACGCAGGGATCTGCGCGCCATTTCTTCTGTAATTTCATCGCCAATCCCGGCGCCTACCGCCCACCAGCATAGCTCGGCCAGTGACAATGAGCGCTGAGCGTCCAGACCAAGCGCGATGCGGGCAGTGTCGATTACCCAGTCAGCGTTATTAACACCTACCAGTTGATCGAGGGTTTGTTCCGTTTGGTTTTTCAGCTCATTATCACAGTACCAGCATGCGATTATTACACCCGTCGAATGGCGAAACGGAACGAGCTCATGGTGATGGTAATCGGAATGTGTCCACTGACAGTTTTTAACCTGCCTACGCAACCATGACTCGAGGGCACTAACCCCACCAGCTGCAGTGATAACTGCCTTCTTCATGAAAAAAGGTCTGATCCCCATATCATCCCGCAACGGCTGCCGGGCATCAGGAAGACGTCCACTGGGTATCTTTTTCATGCTTGCCGGCGGCATTTCAACAAGAACTCGGCCGGCACCGAATAACGGCATTAATTCACTACCCGGCTTAAGCAGCACAATTCCAAGATGGCGTGCAATATCCACGTTAAGCAAAGCTCGCATCAGTCCCTCCACACCTTCTGTATGTAGGTCCTGTCAATCCGTGGCGGCTTCTTCGATTCCGGCAACAACACGCGGATCTCCCACGATGCAAAGTCTCTGGATAAGCTCTTCTCAACCACACAGTTATTTTTACGGTATCGCTCCACCAGCTCTGTAGCCTCAGTCTCTGAAAGCTGCTCGTGTAAAAACCAACTTTTCTTCATGGCTGATCACCGAACAGTCGCAAAAACTCAATCGCTCTTTCCCGCGCTCCGGGTTCTTCAGCGATCATTTCCTGCAGCAGCTGCACGGCGAGCATAGGCTCCTTTCGCCCGACGATGGAAATTCCTCTGGAGACACGGCGAGAGAGTTTTATAAAATTTTTTCTCTCTAACGCACGCAGATGCAACAGGACCGCATTAGACGAGCTAACGCCGAGCATATCGGCCAGCTCAGATAGCGTAGGTGGGTAGCCATGCTGATTGATGTAGACCACCAGCAGATCGAAAACTTCCTGCTGTCGAAAAGTTAGTTTTGAAGACGAAAGCAAACCGGCGCTCGATGAAGGAGCACCAGTCTGATGGGATTTTGATACTTCGGGGGTTTGCGTCATGGTTTCTCTCCGCGACGCAGCAGGTATAGGTTGTTCAGGCCTATGACGGGAGTGTAACAGAACCAGGCGGAACCTGGTAACCAACTCCAGACCTAGCCTTTTCAATCATTTGTGAAAAAAGAGAGAGCGTCCCCACGATCTCATCCGGCTGCAGAGGCATAAACGAAACAGTATCGCCGCGCCGGTACATCAAAGCGCGCTCACATACAGGAAAGGATGTTAGACGGGCAACGATCACACCATCGTCGCATCTGATAATTGCATAGCCGGTGTTCGGCATTTCTTGTTTTTTACCCACAGCAAAATCCTCAAAATAAACCAGGTAAGCCACTGGGCCTCAACTTAACAGAACCAGTCATCAGCGCTTTCCCAGGTATCCTGAAGGATTTCTTCGATACGTTTTTTATCTCCGTCCATTCCACCAAGCACGGTTAACCCATCAGAGCTGGCCCGGCGAATCACAAGTCGGCAGTTATTAAAGTTTTGATCCAATCGCCGCAGTAGCTCCTTCTCCAGAGCAGGCACAGCGCCATCCGGCAATTTTTTTTGGCGATCAATTGTGATTTCCACTTTCATAACTAGCTCCTCACGCAAACACTGTATAAATAAACAGTATACCTGTTAGGCGAAATGTTCAAGATCTTAATGTCACTTTTCACTACCCATGCTCATGTTTAGCTTGATCTTTTCTCCATAAATGAAAAAACCCGCCGTAGCGGGTCGAGGTTTAAATTACAGGTATTTGGTCATCGTCGTGGTGATAAGCGCGGTTGATCAGGAAAGTTACCACCCCTTCAACCACTACATCATCAAGAGCCTCACCTTCTATAGCTTCACCTTCGGTGGTTATAAGGGAACGACCACGTACGATGGCAAACTGAACGTTTCCTGAGCAAGATATAAGCACATGATCTCCCTGACGTGCTCGACGTGACACATCAACAACGGCATAACCAGCGCTCGTTTCAATGACCCTGCAGTTTGCATCGAAACGGCAAAGGCTCGCTACTGTAAGTCTTTGTTCAACATAATCATTTGCTGGTGATGGGAACCCCACAATAGTATCCTCGCACGATAATACTGTATATAAATACAGTATTACCGGAAGACAATTTAGTCAACTATGCTCAAAGATTTAATAAGTAAACTCTTGAAAGTACCTTTTCGAATTATGTCTACGCGGCGCGAACATCAATTTATAAGCAGTCTAATGAATAAGAGCCAAAATCAAGACACAGAGAATTTTAAACGTTTATAGAAATAAGCAAAGGTGTTTAAACCTATTCACGTTAGAGAAATACAAAAATATGTTTATTTAAAATGATTAGCGTCCATCATTTAAGCCATTAAAAACGTAAAGTGCAATATAAACAACACATTAGAATCACACAAATGAATAAATCGCACCTACTTTTATAATAAAGGGGGAGGCCCCCTTTATTACATTTATTTAAATATTGTCATATAACTCTTGGATCTTCGATGGATTAGCAAAAAATCTTGCAGGATATGCATTTTGGTAATTTTCTTCAATATATGCCTCCACCTTCTGAATGAGATCTTGTAATTTTAAAGATAGATCATTTTCGTCAGGAGTAAGTAACTCCGTCGCATTTTTTAATCCAGGAACCTGATTTAATAAAACTGACGCAAAATATCTATTACCGTGAGTAACGATAAGATATTTTCGACTATTAAGCGTTTTGTCAATTGATTGTAGAGCTTGACCTAATATTTTATCTATAGTTCTAAATTGCAGAACTGTATTTATAAGCTTAAGACCACTTAAGGTTGGATTGAAAATAGAACGATACAATGTCCCTTCAAAATTTTCAAAAAATCTGCCGCGATTTGATTTTAACGTAGAGACTAGTGTATTACTTTTACTCAAACATGCCAGAGCATTTAAGGCTTCATCCAAGTCTATAACTTTGCTATTAGTTTGCGAATAATCTTCATCGGTACGCAAAATCTGATACTGATATCCCTCTAAAACTAATTCCCTGGATAATCTGTGCTGCTCCACCTGTTGTGAGGCAAAATCCCGACCAAGCACTCTATTTTGGAAGTTATTTGCCTTAGTTATTGCATTCGCTTGCAAATTATCTTGATCTTCATTAAGTACGATAAAACGAGCAGGTACTTTGAGACGATAAATATTCTCACCCAAAGCTTCTTTACATGCACCTATACTGCTTACAGTTTGTGCTCCATTAATTATACTGACATCTTTAAAATCAAAAACACCTCGATCGATACCTGGTGCAGCATTTCTTCGATGAGGTATTGCTTCATTTACTAAGACAGTTATGCCATTATTGTAATACCAAAACATGTCAGGATTTTCAATGGCAGATTTCTTAATTTCTTCATTTACCTCAGTTTTACCTAGCATATTCCTGATATTTTTAGTAAATAATCTGGTCCCATAAAGCTCCCACCAATCAGCTATTTGGTCACCACTAACAGCCCCATAGAATGCTTGATGAGGTTCATTCAAAAAACCAAAACGTTCAATTTCAGTTGCGTTTAAATCTATTTGACTTCTCGTACCATTTTGTAACCATGCCATCATGTCTTCAGACGAAATTAAATGCACTTGAAAATCCCAGTTTTCTTTAGGTTCGTCTGGTGGAGTAAAAGCTGCAGCATTTAACTGATGCTGCCATTCTTTCATGTCATCTAAAATCTCTGCAGCAGCTCCTTTTTTACCTGTATGAGCCATAGCAAAAATGAATTTATAGCCAAAGCTTCCTAGTGCAGCATTAATTTCCCCACTTTTACTCTGTAAAATAGTGTCAAAAAGCTCATATCTTTCACTTTGTAATTTCTCGCAAGCATCTTTGAAGCACATAAAATCAGCTTTTGACCAAGTGCCATTTCCTGCTTGGTTAAATTTTGATTGAACAACTACTACAATTTTTTCATTATGGTTTAATGCAATGCCATCAATACCACCATCATGGCTACTATCACAAACAGCCTCTCCTGCATACTTGTCATCAACACCACCAAGTTGATACATAGTGAATGCCGCAAGCGCCCTACTAGCCATTTTGACATTATAGTCATGCTGTCCAACTTCGCACTCACGCTTATGAATATACTCCTGGTATCGCCCCCTTAAAGTGGCACCTAAGCGCTGGGCAGTAACTTGAGACGTTGCTGGCGCAGCAGCAGCATTATCCTCGATCCTTATATCTGTGACAAAAGCCATACTTACCTCCGTAAATGTTCCATGATGAATTCAAGCTTGCGATTTTTTAATAAAAAAATCCACCAAAAAAGAAAGGGATTGACGAATATCCCAAGTGTTTATCCATGTAATATGAATGCGCATGCCCATAACTTCGTATGTTAGAGATAGGCATTCTGACATCTCGCATCTTCTGCAGTTGCGTTCTTTCGCCATAATCAGTATCTCGCTGCGTTGCGCAGGCAGCGGTTGCGCATTCTGGCAAGCAACCAGAGCTCGTTTGATGTTGTCGTCATTCCAAGCATCGATGTGTAAACAGTCGCAGCCCGGCGCCACAGCTTTTTGTCTTCCAGCGTCTTCGCCAGGGACAGTGCGTCCTGGACTCTTTTCACATCCTCTTCAGATAATGGTGTTGCAGCCTGCGGCAGGGCAATATCGGGAACCTCAACGCCTGCAACCACTCGATAGACATACTGGCAACCGTTATGGGTACGATGGAGTTTTCCCGCGGCATGGAGCTGCCGCAGCAAGTTACCTGCTGTACTGGCTTGCAAGTCCAGCACATCGCAGACATCCTGCAGGACGCATTCTGGCGTCCTGCTAACGATGGCAAGCACCATCTGTGCTTTAGTTACTTTGGCTTTTAGTTGTTTGGTCATGGTCAAAACTCGTTTACTTGGTTAAACCTGCCGCCTTGCGGCGATTGTACTCTTCCATCAGAAGCTGTGCTGGTGTGGGCCCAGCCGGATGTCGCGGCGCTTCAAGCTGACGGCGAATCGGCGGGATCGAGAATCCATTAGCCAGGTGCTTCGTCCACTTCGTGAGTAATTTTTCTGCCAGTTTTTTTAGTTCCCCCTCTGTGAGGTTTCGCTCAACTCCCGTTCTGCGCATCTCAACGCAAATGTGATACAGCACGTCCTGTTTCCAGGGATATCTGTCGCTGCCCGAAAAGCGATAAGACTCATTGCGCCAGCGCTTGTATTCAGCCATCACAGCTTCGGATGTCAGGTTGAATGGGTTGGCTCCACTCGCCGAAACCAGCGCAACGAATTCAGCCAGATCCGGTGGCCATGTGTTACCCGCGGCGCAGCGCTCCATGCACTGGCGGCAGACCAGGGTAATCTGGGCATCACTCATCGATCCAATCTGGGCAATCCACATATCCGAGGGCGCCGCCCCGTTCTTCTGGGTCCACCGGTTCGAAAATATTTCCCCCATGACTGTCCATAGCCGCCATGACGTATCCGCCGCCAGCAAGTCCGTTCTGTTTTTCCCAGCGTTCTCTGGCTGCCTGAATTTCCTGAACTGCCCGGGATGCGGTGTTAACTGGTTGAATTCCTGCATGGTCTTTACCTCCGGTTGCTGGTTGTGGTTTGGATTTGGCTCTGGCATTTATCACGCTGCGGGCAAATTTCTGCTCCCACTGAACCTGAGTGAATACTTTCCCCTCGGATTTCCAGTACGCGGTGAACTCTGCCAGCTCTGTCGGCAGGTATGCCGGTTCGGGAAGCGCTATACCCCAGGTAGCAGCCAGTCGCGGCCAGTCCTGTGACGGCAGCCAAAGGTCGTGCATGGCGAATTTCCCGATCGGAATATCCACTCCAGGCAGATACTGAGGTTGCTGGGGAAAAATTCTCTCCTGCGCATAGAGAGTGGGGTTTGATCCTTTTCCCTTCCCTTCCCTTCCTTTTCCGTCAGTGAGTCCTCCATGAGGATTCACTGAGTCCTCACTGAGCCCTCCTTGATTAGGAGATCTCTTTTCTTCCTTTCCTGCCTTAGACTCAGTGAATTCCGGCGGAAGAGGTATTTTTGAGGCCGAAGGCCTGTTTATTTTTTGATGCTTAAGGAAACCTTTAATCTGCAAATAGCAGACATCATTCACTGAATACTCAGTGAGTAATCCATGAGTAATCAGTTCCTGTATTAGTGGTTCGCAATCGAGCGCGTCCGCAGGGAAGATTTGCATCTTCAACCGTTTTGGCGAACGCTCAAGGCATCCCATATCGTTGGCGAAGTTGAACAACCCGATAAACAGGAGACGCGCTGGAATTGAACACTCCACCACCTTCTCATCTGTCCAGAATTCAGGTTTAACTGTTCTGATGCGGGCCATCTAAAACCTCTTATTAGCCAGCTGGTGCTGGTGGTCATTGTCAAAACTCGATTAGAAGAACTGCGGCGCTACGGCGCTGATGCTCGCCAGAAGTGGTCCCGCCGCATCTGCAGGAAGCATGTTAAAAAGTGCAATTGCTGCCTCCCGAATTTCACGCTCTAACTTCTGCAACGGAGCACCAAGCAATTTTGCCTGGTGCGCTTCGCTACACTCTTTGATTGCTTGAGCCACCAGCTCGCTTTCAGTCAATCCACGTTTCAATCCGTGTTTGCGCGCAATCTCAATGGGCATCGCATCAGCGATCGCTCCTGAAAGCTGTATGACGTAGCTGGTGTACTTCTCTGATCCGGATTCGTTTTTCAGGTAGCGGTACAGATTCTGTTTATTGACGTTTATTCCGCGACCGTTTTGTTTTCTCCATTGCTCATCCACCAGCTGCGCGATGTGGTCCTGTGCACGTCCAGGTAAAGTCGACTCCCATTCCTGAACGGCAGCAAAAATTGCTCTACTCTTCATCCGAGCCCGGCGTAGACCGGAAAACTGATTTTCTGAGTTCAGTTGCAGGCCCATTACCGGGTTATGATTTTTAAAAGAGATGGTTTGCATGCTTACTCCTTCGGTAATCCATCCGTTGGGTTTGGGTAGAGATCTGGTCTGAGTTCATGCGGAGTAACTTTCCACTCCAATGCCTTACTGACTTTCAGAACCAACTCGCCAGGAACTTTATGTTTGAACCAACCATTTACTGTTTGTGCTCGCCGATTAAGCCGCCGTCCGATTTCCGATTGGCTACACACGGCAAGTAATTTTTTTTGAAGTGATGGCTTCATGCGCTGCTCCACTAAGAACTGTAAATTTGAATTACAGTTTAATCAGTTTATTTCGATAGTGTCAAATCATTCGATATGAGGCCTGAAGAAAAAATCTGTATAATCTTTCTCATGTGTTTGTTTGGGTGGATGAAGATGAACTTTGGTGTTCGACTGCAACGAGTCTTAGATGAGATAGGAATGTCTCAATCAGAACTGGGGCGGAGGATCGGTGCGACATCCCAATCAGTGAATGGCTGGTGTCAGGCTGGAATCCTTCCCAGAAAAGAAATGCTTGAGCAACTTCCTGATATAACAGGAAAACCTTTGTATTGGTTTTTCATGACAGATGAAGACGAAGAGACGCTGCAGCCGCCAAGATCGGAAGATATCTATGTCCTTACCCCGGAGACCAAAAAGCTCATAGAAATTTACGATCAGCTTCCTCAGGTGGAGCAAGAACGATTCGTCGGGTTAATGCAGTTAAGGCTGGAAGAACTCGATGCTTTCATGAACGAATACTTAATGAAACGAAAGAAAGACTAGAACAGCCTTCCCCCCCTTCATAAGCGCCGCCTTCGGGCGGTTTTTTTGTGCCTGCTCCCCACCTCACATCCAATTCTGAAATTTAAATCATCAGTTTTAATTGACAGCTGTAGTTTATATCGATAATACTATCTCCGTCCTATGACGTCATCGAGGCAGGAAGCCCACGAAGTAGCTGCCGGCGGCATACGAAACACCGGATGAGATGACAGCAATATCAATCGCAGCAGGTTCAATGTTCGGCTGCCCGGCCTTAAGGGAAGGAAATAAGTATGGATAAAGCATACGAAGACTATTTTGAAAACCTCTCTGAAGGTGAAGAGGCACTGAGTTTCAGCGAGTTTACCGCGGCACTTTCAGGTAAGCCGGCAGACTGCGCCTCTTCTGAAATGTAATGGAAATCCTGCGCGCTTCGTGGTGGTGAATTGCAGGGTGAAAAAGCTCAATCGTGAAGATCAGCGTCACGACACCACCGACGAAGCGCGTCGAAGTAGTGAAAATAAAAAATCAGGGTTTGCAATGCGGTGAATGCGGCTATGCGCACGCGACACAGTTAAAAAAGTAAACATGGCGGTTATTCACACGTTGTGGGGAAAAAGTTGTCGGCGGTAGTTGTTAACTGGCTGCCGTCACCGGGAGGCACCCGGCGCCGCATTGCAAAACCACATCCCAATAATGAGTTAACTGGAGATAACTATGAAGGATTTTGCCCGAGTACCTACCGGGAACCAGGCGACCCGCCTGAACTGGTTCGAGGCGAGACTACGCCAGCTGTGTTACTTACTGGCGAAGAAAGGAAACCCTGAGGCTGAGGCATGAATACCCTGTTTGCCCTTGTCATCAGCGTATGTGCTCTCACTGGTGAATGCTCTGATGTTCTGATCGGTGTTTATCCATCAGAGGCCAGTTGCAACAGCAACGCCGATGAACAAAAAGTACTGGGCCAGTGCCTCCCCTACCGAAATGCACAAAAAATGGCTGTCGACCAACAGCCTGCAGTGAGTTTTTGAATCGAGTTTTGACCAATGGCCGTTACGGCCGGAGAAGTGATTATGGAATTTGGAATGAAACGCGTTCTGGCATCTGTCCAGGCCGCCGCCACTTTGAATAAGCTCTATGACGGCTCGCCCGTTTCACTGACGGCCATCAGTAAAGAGTCAAAGCTGTCTACTTCATACCTTGAGCAGATCTTCAAAAAGCTGCGGGCGGGTAACCTGGTAATTTCACAGCGTGGCCCAGGTGGTGGTTATAGCCCCCGCGGCGATGACATCACCGTTACAGAAGTGATCACTGCGGTATCTAAACTGCCAGCCCATAAAACTTTTGAGCCTATCCTGCGAGCGCTTGACGACGTTCGCGTATCACAGCTGCTGCGGGGCGATTCGCCAGCCCCATAAAGCACAAAACCCGCGCAAGGCGGGTTAAGTACCCGGTCAGCCGACCAAAGCTTTCCGGAATCGAGTTTTGACCAATGACCACCACCAGGGCGGCTGCCATCAGCTGCCGGGTATCTTACAATCCAAAGGAGCCCAAACGCAATGAACAACTACCCGTATCTCATTAAAGCGAAGGCAAAAGCAAACGAAGCGAAAAGTCTCTTCTGCTGGTTCTCTGCTAAATCCGATTCTCGCGCCGAGCGCAAAATCCTGGACATCCTGGAAGACGCTGAAATTAACGTTGGCCGCGGCGCCAGCCATCAGCTGCCGATCCGCACCAATTGGCTCATCGTTGATGACTTACCGGAAGAAGGTGTACTGGATGACACCTGGTGCGAACGCTACGAGCTTGGTGGTGAAGACGGGCTGACATGGCAAAAAATCGTTGCGCCGGCGGCTGCTGAACCACAGCCCTCCAGTAAACCAGAAAACGAAATCTCTCCTGCAAATAGCGATGAAGAGGACTATTCGAACAATGAAGAAGCACTCTTCAACCTGGCGGAAATGTCATTCCGCACGCAGCTGCTTGCCCAGTATATGGCCGACGAGCGTCACGTGTATCACATTAGCATTCCTCATCGTAACCGCCTTTCAGCGATGGAAATGGATACGGATAATCACGGTGTGCAGAATCTGCTGCTGACGGCAGAAAACATTCCGGAGCTTAAAAAATATGATATGCCTGGCCTGTGGAAATTTACCAGTGCATTTAAGAGCGTATTTCCTGTGGGGAAACGCCATGAGCTCGGCAAGCAAATTCAGTTCGCCAAATTGTGGCTTGAAACGTCGCACATTGACCGCGGGATCCTTACAAAGGAATGGGCTGCTGGAAACTATATCACCTCAATAAACAAAACCGATGCCGGCGCCAATGCTGGCGGCGGTAACAAAACTGACCGCAATCCGGATTATCAGCATTCGCTGGATACTCTGGATATAGAGATCGCCCTTGCGACGATGCCTATGGATTTTGATATCTATAATTTTCCGGCATCAGTACACCGCCGCGCGAAGGAAATAGTACAGAAGAAAGAAAGTCCATTTAAAGAATGGTCTGCAGCATTACGGAGCACACCAGGCATCCTTGATTATTCCCGTGCAGCAATTTTTGCACTAATCAGGGAAGCATCCGGTGGAATAACTCCTTTTCCAGATCGGTTGCGTGGCTACATCAACGCGAATCTGACTGAACATAAGCATGATACCCCGAGCGCTGAAACGCTTGCCAAGGCGGGACATATTCCATCTGCTGCAGTCACTCTGGATGCAATAAACCAAGCGATCGCCGGAGAGGATAGCAGCGCAAAACTGGAAACACTCTCCTCCGATTTTAAAGCAGTTGGTACCGAACTGGTAAAAGAGGCTCAAAAGCAACGTCCAGACGCTAATCAGGTTCTGGCCTCCGAGCGCGGCGAATATGTTGAAGGGATTAGCGACCCTACGGATCCGAAGTGGATAACCGAAGACCTTACCAAGATCAGGCAACCTGAAGTTTCAAAAATTGGGGACGGAGTATTTTCCATTGACGGTCTTGTTGACGTTACGGGCAAGGTTAACCAAAAAGAAAAAACAGATGAAGTTGTTCATCAAATGGATGCTGTAGATATTGAATCCGGTCATCATAATAAGGAGGAAGACCAGCCAATTGATTATGTTCACGTTATGGTTGATCTGGAAACCATGGGTAAAAAACATAACGCCCCTATCGTCGCTATTGGTGCGGTTGTTTTTGACCCGGCAACCGGCTCTATTGGAGAAAGTTTCTATAAAGTCGTATGCCTTGAATCCTCTGTGAACTGGGGCGCCGTAATCGATCCCTCTACTGTTATCTGGTGGCTTAAGCAGTCCTCCGAAGCACGCTCTGCGATCGTAAATGATGATGCTATCCCGTTGCTGGATGCATTACTCCAGTTCAGAGAATTTGTTTCTGATAATGTCGCTGGTGGGAGCAAAAAGGCGCAGGTATGGGGTAACGGTGCGTCATTCGACAACTCTATTCTGCGTTCTTCTTACGATTGCATTGCTGAAGATTATCCGTGGGAATACTGGAACGATCGGGACGTTCGAACAATGGTAGAACTCGGCCATGCCATAAACTACGAACCCCAAAAAGCAATCCCGTTTGAGGGCGAACGACACAACGCACTTGCCGATGCTATTCACCAGGCCCGGTATGTTTCTGCAATCTGGCAGCGCCTCATCGAAGGAAATCAAGTGCTGCAGAAACTAACTCAAAACTGATTTTACAAATTCAGCAAATGGCCCTGTATTGGGCCATTATTAGGAGGAAATATGTCGCGATTAGTTCTTCTGTCTGTATGGGCTGAACATGAGTTTGGGGATCCTATTCCGGGCCCATCAACCTTAAATAAATATGCTAAGAATGGAATGATTTCCCCTCCACCTCAAAAAGTCGGGAAAAGTTGGCGGGTAGAAATTACAGCCCGCTTTGTCGGGATGGCAACGAAACCAGTGATGAAAAAACAAGATCACCCGTTACTTAGGAGAATTCTTGAAGATGGGCAGACCACGCAAACATAACGTCAATATTCCCGGGCTATCTCCGTACTTTGATTCAAGGACAAACAAAGTATATTGGCGTTATAAACACCCTGTTACAGGTAAGTTTCATGGATTAGGTACAGATGAAAAGATCGCTACCGAGATTGCAATAGAAGCAAACACTCGACTCGCAGAACAACAAATGAGAAATATCCTCAAAATAAAAAACGAAGTACATGAGCGGATGGGGGGATCATCGTCGGTAACAACATTTATCACTCGGTACAAAAAGATTCAAGAAGAAAGATATAGCCGCGGAGAAATTAAACTCAACACATTAAAACAAAAAAATTCACCACTTAAAGTATTGGATGAACATCTTGGATTACGTTCACTTGATCAGATAACCGTTAAAGACATTGTCAACATATTAGATGAGTACAAAGAAAAAGGGCATAACAGAATGGGGCAAATATTCAGAAAAGTTGTCATAGACGTTTTTAAAGAGGCACAGCAACTCGGGGACGTACCAGTTGGTTTTAATCCAGCAGAAGCAGCAAAAAAACCTCATGTGAAGATTTCCAGGCAGCGTCTGACCTTAGATGAGTGGAAGATCATATATGCATCGGCAGAAAAGGAAAATTATTTTCTTCAGCGTGGAATGCTTCTTGCCATCATAACCGGTCAGCGCCTTGCAGACATATGCAATATGAAATTTTCGGATGTTGAGGATAACTATCTTCTTATCGAACAAAGCAAAACTGGGGCAAAGATAGCACTTCCACTACATTTGAAATGCTACCAGTTAGGTATGAGTCTTGGAGAGGTTATCTCTTTGTGTAGGGATAGAGTTTTGAGTCCGTATTTGTTGCATCACCATCATGCAAAAGGGACTGCAAAAAGAGGAGGCAAAGTAAAACCCGGTACACTCACAGTGGCATTCAGTAAGGCAAGAGATGAGGCAGATTACGATTGGTCAAAAAATGGTACGCCTCCGAGCTTTCACGAACAAAGATCTTTATCTGAACGGCTTTATCGTGAACAAGGCATTGATACTCAAATTTTGTTAGGACACACCAGTAAAACAATGACTGATCGATACAATGATTCACGCGGGAAAGAGTGGAAAAAACTGGTCATATAA